CAGGAAATGTTACAATAACAGCTGGAGCAAATGTATTACCTACAGGTTCTAGCTTATCATTGGATACAGTAGAACCAGGAGTTATTACGTGGAACGATATAATACCAGGAGCAACAATGGTTTGGACACCAATCAAACCGTACTAAAATTATGGCATCAACTTATTCATCAGATTTATCATTAGAACTCGTAACGACAGGTGAAAAAGCCGGTCTATGGGGCGCAATCACAAATACAAATTTACAACTATTACAAACAGCAGCATCAGGTTATGTAGAAGTAACTTTAAGTTCAGGTACAACTACATTAAGTTTAGCTGATGGAGATGCAACAGCAAATGGTAAAAACCTTTACATTAAAGTAACAGGAACTTTATCTGGTAATTCAACTTTAGCTATGCCCGCATCAACAACAGGTGGTAATGCGAACAGAGTATTTTTTGTAGAGGATGCAACAACTAGAGGCGGAGCTGGTGATAGTTATACAGTAACTTTAATAACAACAGGTCAAAGTGGAGGAGTTCCTCTTCCAGAAGGCGCAACAGCTTTAGTTTATTCTAGAGGTAGTGTACCAGCAACAACATTAGGAATGCTTGACAAAGGATTTACAACAGTAACGGCTGCTAGTAAAACTGCATACACAGCAGTTCCTGGAGATCAAATAGGTGTAGACACAGTAGCTAATATTGTAACAATTACTTTACCTGCAGGTTCTGTTGGGGATGAAATAGTTATTATGGACGTATCGGCATCAAATGGTTTTGCAACAAACAAATGTGTTGTAGCACCAGATGGTTCAGAAAATATTCAAGGTGCAAACTCTTCAATAGACCTAACTACTAATAATCAATCAGTCACATTATTTTATACTGGGGCAAGTAAAGGCTGGCAGTTAAAAACTAATACAGCATAGGAGTAATAATGCTTACGAAGATTAAGTTTGCTCCCGGAATAGATAAACAAGACACTGCCGTTGGGGCAGAAGGTCGTTGGGTTGATTCTGATAATGTTAGATTTAGATATGGACTACCAGAAAAAGTAGGTGGTTGGCAGTCATTACTTACAGATACATTAGTAGGTGTAGCCAGAAAACAACACGCATTTGTTGACCAAGATGGTAATAGATATGTTGCAATCGGTACAGATAAATTTTTAATTGTATATTTTGAAGGTCAATTTTTTGATGTAACTCCTTTAGCAACTACTATTTCAGCAGCTACATTTACTTTTAATGGGACAACTACTATTACCATTACAACATCAGCAGCACACAATTTAGAAGATGGTGACATTGTTTTATTTGACAGTGTAACTTTACCAGGTGGTACAGGATTAAGTGCGTCAGATTTTGAAGATAAACTATTTCAAGTTATTTCTACACCAACAGCAAACACTTTTACTATAACTTTTACAAGCGCAGGTTCTACAGCGTCTGGTGGTAGTGTAGATATAAAACCTTACGAACGAGTGGGTCCAGCTGCACAAACTTATGGATATGGTTTTGGTATTAGTCAATATGGTGGTACAGTTCAAGGTGCACAAACAACAACTTTAAATGGTGCACTTCTTGCGGATACAAATGGTACAGGTGGATCGGGGACCGCGGTTACAGTTGTAAGCACGACAGGGTTTCCATCTTCTGGAACTATCGCAATCGCTAACGAATTAATTACATACACATCAACAAATGCTACACAATTTTTAGGTATTACTAGAGGTGCAAAAGGTACAGCAACTACTGGTACATCAAATGGTCAAGCTCATTCATCAAGTGATACAGTTACAAACGCTACAGAATTTTCAGGATGGGGAGATGCGGTTGATGCAGCTACAGTTACTCTTGAACCAGGACTTTGGTCATTAAGTAATTTTGGTGATGTATTAATTGCAACGATTGCTAATGGTAAAACTTTTACTTGGGATTCTTCTATTGCAGCAAGATTATCTACAAGAGCTTCTACAACTACATCAGGATTTCAAACTACAAACAATCCAACAGCTACTAGAGTTACACTTATTTCACCAACAACACGGCACTTAATTCATTTTGGAACTGAAACAACTATTGGATCACCTACTACACAAGACGATATGTTTATAAGATTTTCTGAAGATGAAAATATAAATGAATATACACCAGAAGCAACTAACACAGCCGGTACACAAAGAATACAAGATGGTACTAAAATTGTAGGAGCTTTAGTTGCAAAAGAAAACATTCTAGTATGGACAGATAATGCACTATACACAATGAAATTTGTAGGTGCGCCATTTACATTTGGTTTTGAACAAGTGGGTACAAACTGTGGATTGATTGGTAAGAATGCAGCAATTGAAATTGATGGTGTTGCATATTGGATGGGTAATAATGGTTTCTTCTCTTTTGATGGTACAGTAAATACTCTACCTTGTTCAGTTGAAGATTATATTTATGATGATGTTGATACAACAAAAGGCCAACAAGTTTGTGCCGGTATCAATAACCTATTTACAGAAGTAACTTGGTGGTATCCAACATCAGGATCAGATTTTAATAATAGATATGTAGTTTACAACTACGGACAAAACAATACACAGTTACCTATGGGTAATTGGTATACAGGAACTAACATTAATTCAATTAGAACAACTTGGATTGATTCATTAGTATATCCTAAACCATACGCTACAGCATACAGCAGTTCAGCTACAGGTTCTTTTCCTGCAATTATAGGTGAAACAGGTTTAGGTAGAAGTGTATTATTTGAACAAGAATCGGGGACCGATCAAGTAAATCCAGATGGTAGTGTAACTGCATTAACATCTTTTATACAATCATTTAGTTTTTCACTACAACCAGATCAATCAGAAGTATTTTTAGCGATGAGAAGATTTTTACCAAACTTTAAAGTATTAACAGGTAACAATCAAATAACTTTATCTATAAAAGATTTTCCATCACAAGATGATATAGAAACTGCATTAAGTCCTTTTATAATAAATTCTAGTACCTTAAAGGTCGACACTAGAGCAAGAGGAAGATATGCAAATATAAAAATAGAAAATACTGGTGTAGGTGAGTCTTGGAGATTTGGTACGTTTCAAGTTGACATACAACCAGATGGAAGGAGAGGCTAATGACTAAAGTTGTAGTAAGATTACCTGAACCTAAAAAAGAATATAGTGAAGATAATCAAAGACAAATTAACAGAGCGTTAACTACAATCATTGAACAATTAAACTCTACATACTTAACACAACTTAAAGAGGACTCGGAAAGATATACGTGGTTCGGATTAGGCTAATGGCTGGATTATTAGATTTAATAAATGCAAATGTAAATTACAGTAAGTCAGGAAAACAAGATATTCCTAACACGCCTTTACAAATTGACTCTGAAACATTAAATGCAATTTTTAATTTAAATATACCTTTTAGCGATAAGTTAAGTCTTCTAGCAGATTATGAACGCAATAAAGGTAGAGATCAAATATTTTTAGATGATCAAGAATTATTTGTAGGAGAAGGTGGAGAAAGAATTCGTAACCTTGGATTAGGATATAATTTAGGTGGAGAGGGTTTTAGTGGTTACGGTAAATACAATGTAGACACAGGAGAAACAGAAGGCGGTATTAATTTTTTAAAAAGATTTATTACGGGAGGATTAGTATAATGGCAAATATATATAAAAATCAAAAATTAGATTTAACAACTACAGCTGCTACAACTTTATATACTGTAGCATCTAACTCTAGAGCTATTGTAAAATCTATATTAGTTTGTGATGATACAAATAATGGTAGTGATATTACAGTTGACTTATTTGATGGAGATCCAGCATCAGCTAACAAATTTACTATATTTCAAAATAAAGCTATAGCAGGTAATGCTACAGAACAATTATTAAATGAGCCTTTAATTATGCAAGAAAATGAAGTATTACAAGTAACCGCTGCAGATGCAAATAGATTGCACGTTGTAGCATCAATATTAGAAATCAACAGGGAGGACAGATAATGCCGTTTGTAGAAACAGAAGCTTCAGTTAGGTATGAAACAATTAATGGTCAAAGAGTACCAGTAATTACACCTAAAACAGAAGTAACATTAACTAACACAGAAACAGGTCAAGAGTATATGTCAGACGCAGAAGCTATGCAGGATGTACAAAACCCTAATACAGCTACAAAAGCAGAGCATATACGAAGAGATGTAAATGTGACTGTAGAAGAAGTAAAAATAGGCGCTGACTTTAACATCAGCGATTGACGAATGTACAAAAACCTAGTAAATTGTGTAATACTCGCCTATTTACAAGTGTTGCGTACTTGCTTTAATATTAATATTATAATGAGAAACTATGGCATTTTACGATAAATACATACCCAAAGAATTAAAAAGACCAGTTGATAAATTTTTAGATTTTGGAACAGATACTTTTAAAAAAACAGGAAGAGCAGTAAGAAAACTTACACCAAGAGAATTAAGACCAGCTTTACCATTTTTATCAGCAGCGGTACCTTTTATGTTACCTGGTGGTTTTATGTTGGGTGGACTTAACCCTATGTTAAGTAGAGGTATAGTGTCCGCTCTTGCTAATGCAACTTCACAAGAAGCTTTAGATCCTGAAGGAGATATTAATTATTTATCTACAGCGTTAGCTGGTTTAACTGGAGCAGGTTCTGCAGAAGGAGCTGGAGATGCATTAAGAGGTTTAAGAACACCTAAAGGTATAGAAGGAGTAGATCCTGGATTAGCTGAAGGTGTTTATAAAAATAGAGGATTTTTTACTAAAGCAAAAGATTTAGGATTAACAGGAACAGCTAAAGCAGCAGATTTTTTAGGTGGTAGTAGAGAAACATTAGGCAAATTAGGTAGTGGTGAAATGGATTTATTTACAAAAGAAGGAGCAAAAGCATTAGGTAAAGCAGCAGCAATACCAACAGCTCAAGGTTCAGGAGACCTAGCTTATGCTTTTGCAAGTAAAGCGATGAGAGACTTTGAAGAAGCTGAATTAGAAGAATTAAGACAAGCAGGTTTAAGTGAAACAGAAATGATGCTAGCTAGAAGAGATGCTATTACTTCATCTATGTTAGCAGCAGCATTCGATCAAGATGAAATTGATGAAACATTAGACCAATTAGGATTATTAAATTTTGCAGATGGAGGAATAGCTAGCTTAAAAGATGGAGGTATACCAGACGATGAGTTTATGGAACTTGTATCAAAGTTAAGAGAAGACGGTTTTAGTCAAGAAGAAGCAATTGCAGAAGCTATAAAACAACTTTCAGAAAATATGGCTCAAGGTGGAATCATTGGACTTAAAGAAGGTGGTATGTTAGACTTCGGTGGTAGAGAAATGGATTTAAGAGGTGGTGGATTTGTACCTA